CATTTGATTATCTTTAGCTTGTTATACCAGCGTGAAGAAAAAGGGAACCACCCGATTAGGAATGATTCCCCGAAAATGGTTACTTTGTATAGTTTGCTCATGGATTTTTCTTTTTAAGTATTTCAACACATTCCTTTATCCCATCATCGAAACCATGCTTATAGCCTTTAGTATATTCCCCTATAGTATATACCGCCATTGACAACACAAACAGGATGATACCTACAGGCTTATACCAACCGGGAAGTGATATAGAAAACGGCTTAAATGTAATTGTGAGATCTCCGACCCATAATAGGGCGATAATAAATATAATTGTAAATAATATTGTTTTCATAATCATATAAGTTTTAATGCTTCCTGTAATCCTGCTTCAAGTGCTTCCTCGTAGGTATTATAACGGATAATAGGTCTGTCAGACAATCCTATCAAGTCATGTCTCGGAATTGTCAGTATATCATACGTCCAATAGTTTTCATACATATAGGATATTTCGATATGCAGGTTCTTAGTTTTACGAAGCCACTTTTGTGCAACGGATTGAGTAGGATGGGAACATACTTTTATTGGTAACTCGCTATTTGTTCTATTAGTACCATATTGTCTACCATCTTCAATATTCATAGCAATCATACATGGTTCATTAAACCCTTTCTCTTTCAGCAACTTCGCTGTTTCTAATGTTACAAGTTCTTCGGTCATAGTGTTCCTCCTTTGTTTTAAAGTGTTCAATCAGTTCGTCTACGGTAGCCTTGTGATAATTGTCAATCTCAAAATCATTAGGCATCCCATAGAAATCCATTCCAGACAAACCTCCATCAGAGCCATCCCGGTATATACCCCAATCGCCCTTACCATTAGTGAATAATTGATTGTTGTCTGTATCATCCTTTAATGCAGCTATAGCCAGGAAAAGTTCCTCATTCGTTCCGCAATCAACACTATCGGTTTCGTCAGGATGTGGAATGTTGTTAAAAAACTCAATATTATATAGTCCACATTCAGGCGAGGTGAAAATACATAAATCTTCGTTAAGTTCCGCCCCAAACAATCTATATCCTAACTCATCTAATTTTTTTCTAAGTTTATAGGTACTCTTGCGTATAAAGCACGGTGTTGTAAATCCCATAGTTATTCCTCCTTATCTATCTTAATATCCGTTACTTTTCCACGATTAATAAAACGTTCATCAGAGTTATAATATCCAGCAATTACTGTACACAAGGAACGATCTGTTCTACATTGTTCTTGTAGACTACAATTGTCACATGGTGCACTATTCCGCATTGATACTAATTCATGCAGTACTCCGTCAATTATTATTCCGTTATTTACTTCCATAATTAATCTCCTTTCCACCTACCCTAGCAGCATATACATTGCTACTAGGCATAGGTAATAAATTGTTGTTTTACTCATTTCTAATTTATTTTTGAATTAAAAGGCACGCCTCCGAAGAAATCCAAACTGTCACATTTAAAACTTTATCATAGAAAATGGAGAACGTACCCAGATTATTACTATTTTTGCTTCGCCACATTTAAAACTTATTATTATGAAAATTAGCGAAATCATTAGTGCTATGTCTACTGCTATTATTCCGATAGTAGCAAAAGGCACACCAGAAAGCATGATTTTTGCAGCTGGGGTGCAACCATTATTATCGACAGCTATTGATTCTATTCTTCTTGACATATTCCAAAAAGGTGTCACAAAGAAAGAAACAATAAGGTTAGGTATATCTTACATGTCAGCTGTAAATCAAGTTAATGAAAATATGAAGAATAACATTCCATTTAGGCAAGATGATATGTTTGTCTCTTCTAATATGAATTATTCAGATGCTAGCGATGTGATAGAAGCTACCATAAATAGTATCATGCTTGATTCGGAACATAAAAAATCTGAATTTTATGGTTATTTTATTGCTAATTTAGGATTCTCTCCAGAAGTAGATTACACAAATGCTCTTTATATGCAAAATATTATTAAGCAACTATCTTTCAATCAACTATGTATTATTAGGTACTTTCAAAGTTGCGCTATTTTAGATTTGTCTAACTGTACCAAATACATTGAGAATTCAGGAGATATAAAATCAATGGAAATATATTTTGGAATTAAAGAGCTCATTCGTCTTAATCTACTCAAAAGGCATCCTCCTTATACCCTAGGAGTTGACATGCAGAACCATTCATTAAATGTTAACGGACAATTAATTTGTAAGATGTTGAGTTTGCATAAAATTGATATTGATAGCATAAACGCAGTTGATAATATTTTCAAAAAAATGGGTGTAAAAAAACTTTAGATTATATCCAAATATTCTAGGATACTATTTTCTGTACAGGAGAATACAGTCCCATCCGGTGGACTAACAATATATTCTTCTGGATAAACTTTATCTTCATTTCAGTTCCGTTATACGTTAATTGGTAGTTTCATAAAACACATCCATATTGTTTTGCTCTGCCTTCCGGTGGTATGCCCAAATAGAGGTTTAAACGGGATGGCAGACAAAACTTCCGAGGATTTAATCTCACTTTCATTCCATTTGAATACAAGAGTGCCGTAAGGCTTCAAGACGCGCATACACTCAGTAAATCCATCGTGTATGAGTGACTGCCAGTCTTTCGGCAGTTTTCCGTACTTTTTAGCCATCCATGAGGTTGCACCAAGTGTTTTCAGGTGCGGTGGGTCGAACACCACCATGTAGAAAGAATTGTCTTCAAATGGAAGGTTGGTGAAATCAGCTATTACATCCGGCTTTATTTCTATGATTCTTGTCTTACCCCTGTCCTTGGCCGTAAGTGTTTCCGAACGTTTGTCAACAAATAAGGCAAGAGGATTATATTTGTCAAACCAAAACATTCTACTGCCACAACAGGCATCTAATATAAGTTTTCCATTTTCCATTAAGCTATTTCTTTTGATTTCTTCAATCTCAACTTTCTCAATACTTTGCAAAGTGCTTCAGTATTTTTTCTCGCTTGTGTAACCTCCACCGCATTCCCGATAAATTTCTTTTGGTCAGCTTGTGTGCCTATTAAAACATAATCTTCAGGGAATCCCATAATCTTTTTGAGTTCCGGAATGCGAAGCATCCGCATTTTAATATCCACTATGCCATACAGTGCCATGAACTCCTTTATCTTCACGGTCATAGGACTATCATTGTCGTAGATTTCAATCGCTACCTGACCGCTTTCTGTTGCTACCAGATAGGGCGGCATCTTATCCATGCGGGCTATTAATGTGAAGCAGGGGCTATCAACAGAGCCGCCAGCACTGTTGAACTGTGGATTCATCAGATAGTGCCATTTCCTGTTTGCGGTAATGGTCTGGGAGGGTTCCTCTATACTGCTACCTACATTTGAGAATGCAGTATTCATTATCCACGGCTGGCATGTTACCAAGTTTTGTTTCGGTGTTGTGGTAACAGCGGGGCATGGCGAGTTTATATCAGACACCTGACCACCTCCAGAATATTGATTCATAAAAAATGGAGATACAAGGGAAAGTCTGTCTTTAGTCAGAAGTGTAGGACAAGGCTGATTAATATCCTTTCCTGTATCCTTAAAGTTATAAGAACACATAAATCGGCTTTCAATTAAAGCCATCCTGTCCTTCGTTGTGACCGTTGGAGCTGGAAGGTCTACCGAATGATTATGTCCATTTCCATAATAAGCAGAAACAAAAACATGGTGGTCTTTGCAGGTGATTGCACCTGCCGGTTCTTCTACAGACACATTCTTGCTTTCGGGATGTCCGCTGAACTGTTTGGAGAGGAAACTTACCTGTACCTTTGCAAAGCGGTTTTCAGTAGTCAACACTCCGCATGGTTCATCAACTGATTTGCATGTGTCTTGAGGGCGAACCGTATTGTAACGGGAAAGGAAAGCATCCTTTCCTCCGGCTACAAACTTGATAAGTCCAGCATAGATACGTTCAAGCGTTTTCTCTGCAAGAGGCTTTTCCCTGAAGATGGTAGTTCCTTCATCAGAGAAATCAAGCACATCTTTTACCGGCTTCCACTTCTCCAGCCGCGAGAACATATCTTGCCTACCACCTTTACAATGGGGCGGTTCTGGGAATACTATCGGCAAGTTCTTTTTAGCAAAGATGCCGAAGAAGCGTTTTCTTGTGGTGTAGGCACCGAAGTCGGCAGCATTTAAGATGCGGTGCTCAAAGTTGTAACCGTACTTCTTGACATTGCGCACCCACTTTTGATAAAGCCGGCCTTTGTCCATGCTGATAGGTTTCCCATTCTCATCCATATCTCCCCATGACATAAACTCTTCTACATTTTCAATCTGAATGTAGTCAGGGTCTATAACATCAATATAACGGAAGAGATGTTCTGCCAACGTTCGGCTGTCGGCATCTCTCGGCTGACCGCCTTTGGCTTTCGAGAAGTTGGTACACTCCAAAGAAGCATGAAGCATTATCATGGCATCAGGGTATAGCTGACGGATACGTTCTACAATAGTGCTTATCGGGGAAAGTTCCAGTGTACGGATATCCTCAATAAAGTGAAGTGCATCAGGGATATTGGCATCATGTGAAAGGATGGCATTCTTGTCATGGTTCACACAGCAAACAACCTTTCCACATCTATTTCCATCCAATCGTGCTTCTTCCACACCTTCGGACAAACCGCCGGCGCCACAAAAGAGATCAATAACAAATAGTTCTATATCGGACAGACCTTCAATGGATTTTAAGATATTTTTCTGCGATTTCATAACTTCTCCTTTTTAAACAGGTGGCTGAACGCATTATCCAAATCCAAGTCTAGATTCAGTTTGGACGGGAAAGATTTAATGTATTCGTACATCTTATAAGCGAGGTTGTCATCATCACCGCATCTGTCAATCAGTGTGAGCAACATGGCGTTCACCATGTCAGAATCATTGCCGAAGTTTTCCTGAGTGGATTCGCTGCAATGATTCACATCACTTTTCAATCTCTTTATCGCGGCTATGGCTGTGTTGAAGTTTCTTTTTGAATCGTGCCGCAATTCAAAGCCTTCCTTCTTGTATTGCTGCTGCATTTCTAGAAGGTTGGTTTCTAAAACGTCCGTGAGGACAAATACGATGTTGGTTATCGTATTCAGTTTGTCTGTTCCTTGCATAATCGTGTATTCTTATTTCTAATTCGAATGAATCCCCTTCGTTCTGTTTCTTCTAACAGTGGAAAGTCTTCATCCTTGATTTCACATTCTGTTTCGTAGTTCACGGAAGTATAACTTGGGATATTGAACTTTTTCCGGATTCTTACGATAACATCCGGATTTCTTGTTACCCAGTAAACGGTTATTCTCATGGTGATATCAGCATTTTTCTAGCTTCCTCATCTCCTGCATCAGCACGGTGCTTGATTTCAATGTACTCAGCATAAGAGATTCTGTTATCTCCACGCTCCTCTATCTCTTTTTCACGTTGGTTTCTGTATCGTTCACGCTCTTTCCGTTCAATATCTTTCCGACGTTCAGAAACGTAGTCCAGCATCGCACTTGTTATTTTCAATGGATCTATTGAACCGTAGAACCGCCCATACTTCCCTGACTTAAACCGTGCTATGAAAAAACAGATTTCAGCGGCATTTATATAATAATACTCCGAAAGGAATATCTCCGATAGTTCAGAAAGTTGCTCTTTCGCTATCTTGGTTGAAACTTCTGCAAAGTCATTCAATGAACCAAATTGTATCTTTAGCCATTCTATCGGTGTTTCATCCCCATAAGTAGAAGACAATAGCCCTAAACTCGGAATGCTGTCATTCAACGCCAGTTCTGAATGGGTTGCATTACATCTGACAAGTTTGAACTGCAAATCAGGGTTGTAATCAAGAATGAATTGTGCAGGATCGGGATATTTATTCAATAACGCCCTCTGCTTCAAGTTCCTTTCTCTTTTTTGCGGCAGCTTCTCTAACGGTTGTAGCGACTGCAAGAACTGAATCACGTTTTCGCTGCTCGCTATCCTGTTGATTTTTACTAAGTCTTGTCCCATTATAGTTTCCTTCCAATATTTTAGTAAAGTTTGCTTGTTTGAAAATCCAATCAAAGTCGCATTTCCAATTGCGGTCATTAGCTCCAAGTAAGAACGGGGATTGAAGAATGAGATTGAAAACACTCCTCACTGACTCTTTCCCATATTGGGCTATCCGGGCTTTTACAGCCTTTTTTCTCACATCAGTCATTGATCTTATCTGCTGGAGTCTGTCTTTGAATGTGGTATTATAGTATTCCATCAATCCGCTGTAATCAATCTTTTCAGAGGGGGATGGCGAAGAAAGCTTGGCTTTCTTTGATACTCCGTCAGGAGTATTTTCTTTCTTTTGATGTAGAGATATATCTATATACTCTCTTTCTTCTTTCTTTGTATTTGTGCCCTCTGTGTGCCCTGATTTTTGTAAAAGTTCGGATTGCGGTAGATTGTTGTTCATGGGCTGTGCCCCAAGTTGTGCCCTTAGTTGTGCCCATTCGTGTCTTAATTCATTGATTTCCTTTTCAATACCTGTGTCCTTACTTGTGCCCTTGGTTGTGCCCATTGGATTATATTCTTCATATTTACATAAGGTTATAAGGTTCATTCCTTGATTGCACTCAACAGTTATCATACCTTTCTTTCTAAGATGCACAAGAAAGGAACGCACCTTCTTTTCAGACCATTTCCAACGCTGTGACAGAAATCTTATGGATGCAGGATATTGACCTCTTGAATAAGAGATTTCTCGACCTCCGATACTCTCCTTTCGGGGCGTTACCTCAAATCGTGCAGACTGAATTAAGTCTAACCACGCTTCGCAACTGCTAAAAGTACGGGCTTCATTCCACATTTCATTCGAGAAAAATCTGCGGCTTAGCCTCAAAAATCCTTCGTCCATAGTCTTAGAATCTCACGTTAGTTAATTGCCTTCCGTTAGAAAATACAGCCCACTTACCATTACCGCTATCAAACAATCGTAAATCCGACACCTCTCCGAAACGTTTGATGTTACCGCATAAATCCACAATCCATCCACATTCTTTAGAAGGATGCGGGCGGATGGCACGACCGACTATCTGATACCACATGGCAAGTGACATTGTAGGACGTGCCATAACGACCGTATCAAGTTCCGGATAGTCAAAGCCAGTCGTAAGTACACCCACATTAGCTACTACCGGAATTTCACCAGCTTTGAACGCCTCAAGAATATGTTCACGTTCTTTCTGAGTATCACCTGAAACGATAGCGCAACCGGGTATTGACATCGTTAACCGTTCCGCTTCTTTCAAAAAACGGGTAAAGACCAAAATACCCTTCCGTTTTCCTCCGGCTTTGGGATTCATCAGCCTTTGGACGATATGAACGAGATAACCGTAGAAGTCTATCCGTTCATATTCTTTTTGAACTGACCTATCCGTATAGTCGGCACCAGTAGTATTTACTTTCAAGTTAAGTTCATTCCACCCTGAAGGATTCATTGAATAGTAATCCAACTTCGCCAAGTAGCCCATATCTAATAGGGTTGATACCTGTACATGATAAATGACCTCTGAAAAGACATGAGGTTTTGTCCGAGTGATAAATTTCAGCATGGAGCCGAAATCACGACTGGAGCTTAAACGGTATGGCGTTGCTGTCAGCCCAAGAACCTTACACTTCACTGCATCAAAAAAATCCTTGTACATTTCCTCTTTGGGGTTTACAAGATGACATTCATCCACAATGATGTTCTTGAAGTGGGTAAACAGTTCGGGATGATTCTTCACACTGCCGATGGTGGCAAATGTTATCCGGCTTATCTCCTTTGAGTTAAAGGATGATGAATAGATACTGCAATCAAGAATACCGTATGAACAGAGTTTCTTGAAATTCTGTTCGAGTATTTCCTTCGAGGGCTGGAACACCAAGGTATGACCGTCAAGCCTTGCGGCTATATCTGCTATGATAAGCGACTTTCCGCTGCCCGTAGGTAACACCATAATGGCATTTGTTTTCTTCGCCTTGTTATTGAAGAAAGAAACGGCAGCATCAGAGGCTTTCTGTTGGTAATCACGTAGTTTGTACATATCTATCTTCTGATTTAATGATAAAAGGGAAATCCTCACTAAGTTTGGAAAGAAATATCCGGATTATATAAGCCTGTTCCTTACTTAATCCAACCGGAGAGAATGAACCATCATCATTCTTGACCATCATAACAAATGTTCCTGCTTCCAAATCATTCATAATCCTTTCTCCTTTCGTAACTTCTTATTAAGTGCTTTGTAATACTTGATTAGCTGTTCGTACTCAAAATCAGTCATTTTGGAAGTGCTGGCAACTTTGACTTTCAGTAAATCAAACTTCTGTTGTCCGATTTTAGCAATTAGATTCACCCGATACCCTTCCAAATGGTCGGCTTTGAACCTGTTGCAGTGTCGGCATTCGGCATGGCAATTATTCTCATCAAACCGTGTTGCCAAATGTGTACGACTGAAATAGTGCCCGCAGTCTGCTTGTGTAAACGGCTTTATCTGTCCGCACGAGATACATCTAAAATACCCGTTTGGCATTGCATCACGAAGCCGGATAAAAAGGGAAAACTCCTTGTCGAGCTTAGCTTTCAAATCCGGCTTCTTCTTTACTGTTACCCCTGCTTTATCAAACAGAGGTAAAGGCTTGTCTTTCTTCTTAGCCTTAGTGCTTTTTATGTAGTATGGCATTGTTTCAACAATTTATTTATCTCTCTTATTTCTATCTTCTTCCGACGAATAGATACGGTTAAATCATGAACTTTTTTATCGTTGCTTACTATAGCAAGTCTTTCTCTATAAACCTCTATCTTATCAAAGGAAGAATCTCTTAGGTTTTGCAATTCTTCTTCTGACAGACCTATTATTTTATCTTTAAAAGTATCTGCGTATGTCTTCATAATTTAGCCAATTAAAAGCCCCGAAGCGTATTCTCCGGGGCAAAACAACCATTATTCACTAACCCTTGCCATTTATGTGTGGCTCACATTTATGAGGGATAAGCGGGAGTCGAACCCGCACAAGTATCGTCTGCTTTCTCGCTTTCATCCGTAGATTGGTTATCCTACGATCTTTAAACTACTCAACCTGTTACTTACAACTACGGTCTTGATGATTTCCATTTCTATGTACACTTGAAAGTTCCATTCATTTAGTCTTAGCACCCTATGACCATTTTATCCCTATGTGGTGGTAACAGGACTTGAACCTGCATGATAGGAGCTTTTTAGTTTTTACAATGAGTGGAATCTCGCCACCTATACCTGCCTTTATATGTTTTTACATCGGGCTACTGCTTATATTACCCCCCCCGTTACCGACAACCTATCTATGAGATATTAAACTTTAGCGTCTACCAATTCCGCCATACCACCTAACTGTTACTTATTCTTCAGTCTCGCCTTCAACGATAATTGAAAGCTGACCGCAAGCGGCACCGTTTTCAATTTCTGACTTTGTTGCAATGGCTACTGCATAATCGTAGCCCATCTTTTCAAGTTGTTTTTTAATCTCTTTCATGATTCTGTAAATTAAATTGTTTATACTAAATTCACTCCCTCGATAATTCCATTACCAAGGTTGTTTTTCTCTGATATGTTATTTGTATTGATTGGAGACAACTTCACAAAAAAGTGTTCCTTATCAAAATGTTTCTCCAGCTTATCCGCATCAAAATCAGATTCATCCACCAATGTTAAGTTGATAGTTGTTTTCAGATTACTTTCTGTTCTTATTTGCCCAAGTTCATCAATAGACATTTTCTTCGGATAAGGAATAAGCCAGCCTCTCTTTTCTTCGTCAAAACTGTGTAAGCTAATCTGTAGTGTCACATTGCCTTTCACAAAAGAGAAGTCGCTATCTTTAATGCCAATCGTTGAAATGTAATGGTGAGTATTTGGGAATATTTCCGTAATACGTTCAATTGCTTTTTTTACGGCTTCTATATTTAAGAAAGGCTCACCCATACGAGTGTAGTTAATCTTAAATTCTTTGGAATCATTCGGGTTGTAACCTGCGCTTCTTATAGCAAACAATACTTGTTCTACAATCTCATCTGCTGTAAGATTGCGGTATTTCTTCATATTACCAGTGGCACAGAACTTACAACGTACAGGACAACCGCTCATGGTTGAAACTCCAATCATCCATCTTTCAGCGCGACTTCCGAGATTGTTGTTATCAAGGAAATTCTGTTTTCTTCCTATCGCATCTTTTGTGTAATATGGAAGAAAGGTATCAGTTGTTTCTACCAGCATATCATCTTCAAGCCGCAAGCAGTAAACTGTACCATTTTTAAAACTTTTACTTTTTACTATATTCATGATTGTATTTTTATGGGTTTTCCAGCTATATCTTCACAGACCGAGCAGGCTGGTTAACAAAGTTATTCCATATAAGCCATTGAAAACTCTTTCGGAATAAACCGCCCAACCGGGATAGGTTTGGCAGATTCAATGGCTGCATGGATTTCTCTTTTGTTGAACTCATGTCCCTTTTCTTTGGCTTGCTTCTCACATTCTTCCTCTTTATTTTTGAGGTAGTGGGTAATAAGCATCATCGCCCTATCAACATTAAAAGTATTCACTACGAATGTTTGAGTACGTTGCTCTTCGTCAAATGTGATTTTCGTTTCAATCTGATAGAACTTCTTTTCATCCGGTTTAGATTCTTCGTCACTATCCTCGGTCTCATCGTCCATCTTGTCAACGTACTCTGCCATTGTGATTTCATTTTTAAGATAAGCAATCGAAGCATCATCGACTTTACGCTCTTTCAGATTATCAGTAAGAATCACGCACGAATCAAACTCCTTTGCCATCGTTAAGGTGAATCCCGATTGATAATTAAGTTCAATGTAGTCTCTCAAAATAAGGCAGACATTCTCCAGGCCGGTAGCATAAAGCAGGAATTTGTACTTCTTGTCACCTATCTGTGCCTGTGCAAGATAGGGATATAAGAACTTGTTTTCGTTCTCAAAAGCTAAACGCTTCTGACTACTGACTTCCACTTCTTTGATGCCATCCGCTTCCATACTGAAACGAATTTTTGCCAATAGGTCTTGGTCTATCAGAGAACCACGATCAAAAAGGACTTCATTACGTTCAATGTTTACCGTTTCGCCGGTATCTTCATCTATGAAAGATTCCTCCCATGTTTTGAGAACACGCTTTGCAAGGTACATATTGAGCATCTTCTTTGGGTCGGATGTCACGTACCGTTTTTCTGTTTTTCTTGTTTCTATCATAACTAAATAAATTCTTGATTTCTTTGTATTTCCTGCTGGGCGTATATCAGCATCTGATGTTCATTTGCAGCCGGCAGATAGATACCTGCCACTGATGCACTCCAATTACGAAAACGGTCAATACTCAAAGTCATTTCACCTGTTGTCAGCTCGGCAGAACTTCTTAAGTAAGTTACTTCCTTACCTTTCTTGTTGACCGTCTTTCTCTCAAACAAATCACGGTTGCAAGTCCTCTTATAAAAATCAATTTTTGCTTCGTCGAGACTGCAACCGTACTCACTACCGAAATACCCTAAAAGAAGATGCAAGTAGCTGTTTTGGGCAAGCGTGCGGTTAGGTAGTTTCTTTTTCACTTCCACCACCGCACGTTCACTAAACAGCTTGTTTACATACTCCTTGAACTTGGGTATTTCATAATGATTTGATAAATTAAATATCATTTTTCTTTTTCCAAATATAGCCACCAGCCGTTTTCCTTTTGCCGAGCGTACAAGCATTGATACTTGATGCAGCAACTTGTGTTTCAAGAGAAGCCACTTTTGCACTTTCAAATTCAGCTATATAATTCATTTGTAATCCAAATTGCACAACTGGAATTGAATGAGTTATAGACATCTTTCTTTTAGAAAAACTTGAATGCTTTTTATTATACATTGGATGTTTTTCCCCTTTTCGGCTCATTGACATTCGTTTTTTAGTTTCTGCATTGATAACTTTACCTTTAGCAGATTTACTAAAACGGCTTTTAGTAATAGGATTATTATTGTTTTCCGTGCGAGTTACCCACCTTAAATTACAAACATTATTATCCGTTCTAATTCCATTAATGTGGTCTACCTCTGGTTTATTAAATGGATTGGGGATAAAAGTTTCTGCAACAATTCGATGTAACAGTCTTTTATCTTTTCTCAAAGTAACATAAACATATCCGTTCTTTACTCCAACATTTGGAGTAAGCACCTTATTAGGATTCCGAACTTTACCTGTATTAGAAACTTGATAATATCCATTATACCCTTTTACTGTTTTCCAAATCTCTTCCATATCATTCTTCAAGTCGAACAGCATACGCTAAAAAGGCAAATCGTCCTTTACATTGCCATTAGCATCAACCGGAGGCGGAAAGTTCTGCGGCTGTTGCTGATAGGTCGACTGCGGCGCTGGCTGTTGGACTGGTTGCTGTGCCAGTGTAGCTTGTGGGAATTGCGATACACCGCCACGCGCTTCTATTTTATAGCATCGAATGGATACCATACGTTTGAATTCTCCGTCTTGATTCGTCCAAGAACGCCCTTGTAAGACAAATGATACAGTAACAACATCACCCTGATTAAAGCGGTCAAGTTCTGTACACTTGTCACCCGAAAACTCTAAGGGAATAATGTTCTCATACTCGCTACGCTCTCCCGTATAGGGGTCGTAAGTGGTAGCATCTAAAATAAACTCCCGTTTTGTAAATGAGGAACCACCGTTTTTGGATGGTATTTGAACGGTTTGTCCGATTTCGATTATCCGTCCGGTTATTTGGTTTGCCATTAATTTTCTCCTCCCAAAATCTTTTTATCGGTTATAAGTTCTCTGTTTTCTTCCAAAAACCGGATAAATTCCTCACAATGATTAGTAAGAAT